AGCTGACCGCCTCTGCCATCTGGCAAGCCATGCCCGTCACACCGACGAGAGAGGTCACTGCGGTGCAGCCGTCATGGGCATCCCATCGGCCGAACGGGTCACTCCACAGTTCAGTGCCTTCCTCGACCTGCAGAGCAGCGAGGACGCTCTCACTCTTGAAGAAACCCGTGAAGCCTCCATTCACGACGAGGTTCTCGTTTCCCGTGCTCATGTTATTGATGAGGCCAGCCGCACTGTCGGCAGCACTCTGTGCACTGTCGGCAGCGTTCTGGGCCTTCTCCGTAGCAGAAAAGAGGGAACGTATGATGCGGGTGAGGCTGTCGCCTCTTTCGTCGTCGCGCGGTCTGTTGAACTTGACTATCCTCATATACTATATAACACGAGTCGTGTTATTAGCAAGGAGGTTAGAACTTCTCAACAAACGTGACGTCGGTAGTGTTGTCTTTGTAATCGGTGACCATGCCGGTGATGACGAACTTCTTGTCCTGAAGGATGGCAAGGTTATACGCGTAGCGGTCGAGCGGGGAGTGGTTCGCACGCATCGGTAGCTTCAGCACGATGGAGGCCTTCTGGTATTGATTGACCAAGCGGTAAATCATGTGCTCCTCCTGTCGCAGTCCGTTCGCGCCCATCTCGCCCTTGAAGTTCTCCCAGCTGTTCTCGCCTGTCTGGCATGCCCTGTTGAAGAGCTTGTCAACGAAGGTGAACGTGCTGCCGCTGAGATAGGCCGGCGCACTGTAGTTCGGCTTCTTATTGTCCCAAGTACAGATTTTGAACTCCACCTTGTTCATTGCGGACACGCTTCCGTTGTCGATGACGTTCACATACTCCGTGTCGGAGTCCTTGTCCTCGTTCTCGGGATTGCCGATGGCTGCTATCACCTTCAGCCCGCTGATCCAGACGGAGTCAAGCGAGTTGTCCTTAATCATGTGGTGGGGGTTATAAACAGTGAGCTTCGGCTTTGCCACTGTCAGCGGAAGTCCTGCCAGGGATATGGCATAGCCGTCATCCTCGAGGCCGTCCTCATATACGACGGTGTTGCGGAAGTTGAAGTCCTTATTGTAGAACTGGTCGGCATTCAGTCCGCCGTCGCTGTCGTCATCGTTGCCTGTGTCGAGCCTGTCCGCTTCCGAGAAGGGCAATTTGAACTTGCAGGCAGAGCTCTGCCAACTCGTGCCGTTCCAGTAGTAGTCACCCAGCCTCAGCTCAGCTGGCAGCCACATGCGGTCGCCGAAGTTGTTGTGCTTCTTGTCATCCACACGCGTGTCACCGGGAGGGAAGCCTTCGGGAACGGCCAGACACCTCACCTTTCCCTGTATGATGATGTAGGCGTTATCACCCCCGAAGAAGGCAGTGACATCGCTCGTGTCGTTACTCTCAATCATCGGGTACTTGTCGTCAGCTGTCAGGTTGTTCCTGCCCTGTCCCGATGTCCCGTCGAATGAGTTCCAGCGGATGCAGATGTAGTTCGTGAACGACACGTTCGCGGGTGCCTGGGAATACTCGCTCACGCCGTTCACGCTCGCACCTACGATGTACGCGCCTATGACGTTCATGGAGCGGGTGTAGTTGGCAGCATCCTGCGAGCTCTCCACGAGGTTGCTGCCGCTCTTCTGGTATTGGTGCAGCACGTAGAAGGGATTCTTGAAGTACCGCATGAAGTTCTTGTACTTCGCGTGGTTGGACTCCGTCATCACCTTCAGCTGCTTTCCCTGCTGGGTCGTTCCCATGTTCACGATAGTCCACTTGCTTCCCTCAAACTCACCGTCCGAGTCATTCAGCGTGACATTCTCAAGGAAGTCCTCGTCAAGGGCGGAGGGAACAATCTCCTCGAAGTCGTACAGCGAGGCCTTTACGCGCACTTTGTTGTACACCTGGTCGAGGCTGATGGAGCTGCCGTTGCCGCTGTAGTCCTCCTGCGCGAGCGTACGCTGCGCTCCTCTCGTCACCAGTGTGCCCGATGTCGCGCCGACGTCATAGCGGTAGTAGCGATGGTCGCCCGCTCCGATGGCATCGTAGTCGACGAAGAACACCTCGTCGCCGATGGCCATGGCAGTCACGCCCATGTACGTGCAGATGGACTCAAGGACGTCTTTGTAGTTCCAGGCCACGTCGGCATCTGTTTCGGTGGCATCATCTTTTTCGTCAAAGAAGTTCTGCTCCGATATATAGAGTTTCGACAGCAGCTCAGTAGTCCCACTGGCCGCGCGCTGTGTGTTGGCTGAGAAATAGAAGGCCGTATAGGCTCCGGCCCTGGCTACACACTTGTTCAGGATGTCGAGGAAGCTGACGATGGGAGTCTGGCTGCGCTCATACGGGAAGTATCGCAGCGTGGACAGAGCGTCCACGAGTTCGAGTTCTATGGTATTGCGCTGGTAGGCAAACCCCATGTTATAGAGGTTCGGCGTTGCGTAGCCAGTCCAGACGACGCTGCCGCCGCTCGTCAGTTCCACCTTCACGTCCTGCGCGCCCTTGGCATAGACGCTCATCATGTAGTCATCGGTACGCACCTGCACGGTGGCCTTGGAATAGCGTCCTGCCTTGTACATGTCACCCGTCGGATAGGTGACCTTGATGGGATTCGCGCCAAGCGTGACCTGCGTAGGCGTGCTTGAGCGGTCGGTCCCGATGCTGATGGTCACCTCGTAGTGGCTGTTGGTGCCCAGCTGGTTAAACTCTCCTCTGTATCTCATGTCAGTCTATCTTTCCGTAAACGTTAGCATAGTTTCCCATCACGCCCACGAGGTCGGTGCCTGCTATGCGCAGCCGCACCTCGGGCTGTGCGCTCATCGTCCCGCCGCCGTTGCGCAGCATGCGCCACAGGCGTGCCTGGTCGTTGCGAGTGAGAACAGCCTCACCGGGCGTCAGCATCGCAGGAACTGTGTCGTAGGCACCCGCGCCTCGCACGATACCGCCCTTGTTGAAGCCCTTCACAGTAGCGATGGTGGTGGCAAGTGCGGCAAGTCCTGCACCCATGAAAGCAATCCAGCCGAACGGGCCGAGGCTTCCTGCCTGTGCACTGGCCTGTGCGAAGCCGAGGATGATCTGGCCGATGGCAGCGAGAACGGCACCCGCCTTGGCTACCGGTCCGTTGCCTCCAATCTGCTTCAGGGCGTTGCCCATCACAACGAGACCGGCTGCAGCGTCGGTTGCGCTGACCTCTCCGTCCTTGAACATCTGCGCAAGCATGGAGAAGTCTTCCACCATGCTGCCTACATCGCCGGAGAGGCTTTCCTTGAAGCCCGCGATGGCCTCCTGAGTGTTGATGAACTCCTCAACAGCCTTCTGGTTAAAGTCCTCGAGGATGGCACTGAGGGCAGCCAGTCGTGCGGTCATGTCCTCAGGTGTCGGCAGGCCGAGTCCCGCGAGGTCGCCGACCGATGCGCTTCCCGGTGCCTGTATGTCGGATATTTCCCAGATGCTCTTCTTGAACGACTCCACCTGCTTGAGCTGCTGACTGAGGTCGAGCTTCTTGGCAAGGTCCGTCTCGGCATTCACCTTGGCAGTCAGCGACGCTATCATCGCATCGACCTGCTCCATGGTGTGCAGCGTGTCGGTGATGCTGGTAGACTTGCCGCCGCCCCCGCTGCTCTTCGGCTTCTTGCTGCTCGTCGAAGGCGCTGCAGGAGAATCAGGCTGGCGGAGGACGTTCTTGTAGGCCTGTACGGCTGTAAGCGCGTCCTCCCATGCCTGACGGAGAAAGAACACCTGGTTATTATAGCTTTTCGCGTCAATTTCACCGGTCACGCTCTTGGCATAGAGATCGCCCATCTTTGCGGCGAGGGCCTGTGCCTTGGCCTCCTCTTCGAGCATCTCGCAATACCACTTGCCGCGGCTGATCAGAGTGTCCTTCCACTCTGCTATGCTCTTGTAGGTGCCCAGGGAATCGCCGTACTTCTGGTTGAGCTCGTCGACGAGTTTCTTCTCTGCCTTCTGCGTGCCGACGAAATTGCTGATCGTAATCTTGTACTTGTCCAACTCCAGCGAAGCCTCCATGAACGACTGCGAGGCCTTGCCGTTTGCCTCCTCGAGGCTTTCCAGCACAGCCTTGGCGTTCTTGGCTTCGTCGGTGTTGTTGATGATGTGCTTGGCTAACTCAACGAGGCCGACAGCCACTGCTCCGATGGCGGTGGCGATGCCTACGAAGGGCAGTGCGTTCAACGCGACAGCGAGGGCTCCAGTGGCCACCGTGGCGGTACCTTCGGCAGCTGCGAGGCCTGTGGTGGCCACTGCTGCAGTGCCTTCTGCCGTTGCCTGTGCTGCCGAGCCTGCAGTGATGAGGCCCTTGATGGAGGCGTATGCCTGCCCAAGCAGCGTCGACTTCGACGTGAGGCTGTTGCCGATGGCCTGTACGGAGTTCAGCACCTGCTGCGCGGCCATCATCTTCTGGATGGCCTTCGTAGCGTCCTCGCTCTCTATGCCAAAGAGGCTCATCGCAGCCTGGCCTGCCTGGAACACGCTCATGCCGTCAGCGAGTGCGCCGAAGGCAAGCGTCATGTTCCTCGTGTCGTTGGCCTGTGCGTTGATTTCCTCCGTCACGTCGCCGATGGCATCCTTCAGCTCACCCGCACGGCGTGCCAGCTTCTGGTACTCCTCACTGGCAGGGCTCACGCCTGAGGCGAGCATGCTCGTCATCGCGTTGGTGATCTGGCGCAGTTCCTTCTTCACGCTCGCACCACTGGTGCGCACGCTGTTGACGATCTCGTCGAACGACTTCTCGGCCTTCTTTGCGCTGTTCTCCAACGACTGGTCGAAGGAGGTCATGTTCGCGCCTACGTTGATGTTAGCATTTGCCATTCTTCATCTTCTCTTCTTCGAGAGCCATCTGCGCCAGGAGCGCATCGGCCTGCTCGCGGGTTACTTTCTGTTCGCTCTTCTTGTTCGGGTCCCACGGGAAGCCCATTTTCGGCTCGCCCTTGAACCATGCCTTGTGGAGGTATCCGCAGATCAGCCTCGTCTGCTCCCACTCATCGCGGTGCTTCAGGTATGCCTTGTCAAGCAGCGGCTGTATCTCATAGACCTCCATGTGGTCGAGTACGTATTCTGGACTGAGGCCGAGTTCGACCACCAGCTGTGCGTATGCCTCAGTCCATGTCAGTTTTTTTCCGCCTTCGCGTCCGGATCCTCAGGGTTGTCCTTTTTGGTCAGCTGGTATTCCGCTTCAAGGACTTCCTTCATGAACTGCTGGAAGACGTTCATCGGCGCGGGGTTCTCCTCCATGGCGTCGAGGAAGTCGTCGTAGTCCATCTTGTCCCCACTTGCGAGGATGCAGCTGTACATGTACGTGTACTGGTCGGTCAGCGTGGACAGCGACCACATACGCTTCAGGATGCTTTCGCAGATTATGCGGGCACGTATGCAATGGCGCATCGTGTACTCCTTACCCCTGATTGTGACTTTGCGTTCTTTCATTGTTTCGTTTTGCTTGTGAGCCTGCTTCTATTGAAAACCCCCGCCCCCTTATGAGGGCAGGGGCTGACACAATGAAAAACAGAGCTCAGGGTGAGTATTAACTGGCGGCTGCGTGGGTGATGTCGCCTGTGATGGTCAGGTCGCAGGTGAACGTGGAGATTTCTCCGTTCGGGTCGTTCTGCTCCAGGCCAGTGATGTATGCCGTACCGGAAAGGTGCTCTGCGTTGGCCAGGGGCGTGAAGCCTGCGGTGGGAACTGCACCGTCGCCGTCAGTGGCGGGTGACATCTTCCAGTTTACCTTCGTCTTGGCCTTCATCAGGTCGAAGAGCTCATAATAGCTCTTGCCTTCGGCGGTCGAGCAGAACATGTTCTCCGTGTGGAGCGTTCCGTTCATCGTCGTCGGCTCGATGTCGGTCATGGCGGCGGGGGTGTCCTTGTTGGTGATCTCGCTCGTGTTCATCGTAAGACTCAGCGAGCAGGTTGTAGCACCGGCGATGCTCTTTCCCTCGAGGAACAGCATCAAGTTCTTGCCTTTTTGATATACGTTAGCCATTTTTACCTAATTTTTAAGTGTATTGTCAAACCTTGCACGAATGTATTGCTCACGTAGTCCTCAGTCCGAGAGTCGAAGCGAGACTCCATGATGTTGATTTCACCGTCACCGACCTCCACCGACAGGTCGTCGAACTGCATGGCCGCAGTGACTGCCGTGGCGATGTCGATACCGTCCTGGTACTTATCGGTGCATATAAAGATGCCCTCGATAACGTCCTGCTGGTAGAAGTAGCTGTCCTTGTCGGATGCAGTCGACATAGACATGCACGAGTACACCACGTAGGGGAACTGGGTGCCTTCCGGTGCTACCACAGGGTAGACATGGTTGCCAACCAGCGCGCTCACGGTCTCGTCCTCTGTAAGTATCTTGTAGACGGCTTCTCCGATGTTGAGGCATTGTACGTTCATAGCTGCTGCAGTCTTGCGTTAACGGCCCGCTCGATGTCATGACGGAGTATAGAGAAGATGCTGCCGTCAAGGGCCCTGCGGGTCTGGTCCATGTAGCCGAGCGCGGGGATGGCGCCGCGACGGACACCAGGCTTGTACTGGCGCTCCGGCACATGCCTTCCGAGCCTGTCAGTATAGGGCGCGGTCTTGTAGGCTTTCCTCGTCTTACGGATGCCTGTCTTGTAGGTACCGTCGTTGAAGATGTACAGCCATTCGCGTGGAATGAGATACGTGGTGAAACCGAGAGTCCTCGAGTTTGTCATTACTGTCCACATCTTCGACTTCACACCCTTGCGGGCATGCTCAGCCAGGCGATAGCCCTTCGAGTTCTCGATGATGTTGGCGCGCAGAGTGTCCTCCACGAGGCCCATGCCGTGCTTCATAGCGGGACGGATGTCCTGCTCGACGCTGATATGACCGACCGCGCGGAGGGCGGGCGATATATCGTTCTTGACCTTGGCTGTGAAGACGTCACTCATTGACTTGTTCGGTATTTATCTGTAATTCATTCCGGCGGACGTTGCCCGCGATGGAGGTGATACGGTAGAGTTTCCCGTCCCAGCGGAGCTGGTGTCGCTCAGTGATGAGGCCTCTCATCCAGTAGTAGCAGAAGAACGTCACGCTGTAGCTCTGCACCACCTCGTGCTGTTCGTCGCTCTTCGCACCGGACTGCGAGAGAACCTTCATCCGAAGCACCTGCTGCTCCTCGTAGGTCACCGTGACAGCACCGAAGTTGTCGCGGGTCTCTACTGGGCGCAGCACAGTCACTTCTTCTCTAAGCTCACCACTGTTCATATACTCCACTTCTTGTATTGATACAAAAGACGGTCGAAGGCTTTCGTCTCCTGAGTGCCGGAGTAGACCTCCGACTCACGGGAGTTGTAGAGCGTAGCTATGAACATCAGCAGGGCTTGCTTCACCTGTGGCTTGGCAAGTGCCTCTGCGGCAGCCTCGTCGTCATCCTCGAGGTCGAGGAAGGTCACGGCGTAGGCCTCAGCCGAGTCGCGCTCCTGCTCGAGCAGCTGGTCATCCCCAGTGAAGTCGCTGGGGATGTTCAGGTGCTGCTTTATGAGTTCAAGACTTAACACGCCCATACATCGTCACGTTTAAGCGGTGGGAGCCTTGAGGATGATCTTCGACATAGGAACGATGCCCGTGCCCGACTTGTTGTAGCCGCGACGAACGAAGTAGTCCCAGTACGAGTTCACGACCAGACGGACAGTGCCGTTCACGGCCTGGGTGTACGGGTCAACGAGGACCTCGATGCCGCCCCACTGGCCGATGGTCAACTCGGAGAAGTCACCGAGGATGAGGCCGCGGTCTGCCACGTTGTTCGAGAAGAAGCACTTGCGGCCATCGATCAAGCCGTCCTCCAACAGGTAGACGGGCTGGCCGGCGATCTTAGGAGTCTTTTTCAGGGTTCCGTGGGCGTCGTAGGAAGCAATCCAAGAGAGGTTCTTGAAGTTGTTCTTCAGGAGGGCGGTCTCGGCGTTCACGAGGTCGCCGTAGGTCACGTCGGCAGTCATAGCGGTGACACCGTTCAAAAGACCGGCGGGCTTGGTAGCTGTGCCGGCAGCGCTGCCGAACATGGTGCTCTCAAGGCACTCGCGGACTGCAGTCACGAGCGAGCTCTGCAGGTAGGCCTCGATCGAGTCGTTAGCCTGAATGAGCAGCTGCCTCGATACGTCGATGTAGGCGGTGATGCGCTTCGGGGTCAAAGTTTTCTGCTTGAAGGTGCCTTCGCCGTTGGCGGCAGGGGCAACCTCATCAGCCCAGCCAGCGGTGGAGCCAGTGTAGAACGGAACGGCGATGTCGCCCTTCAGACCAGTCAGGAAGGTGGCACCTGCCTGAGCGGCTACGAGCTCGTTCTCCAGGGGAGTCACGAGGTCGAGGAACTCGGGAGCAACGTCCTCCTTGCCGAGGTTGGCGGTACCGGCCTGCAGGACGGCGCGCTTCTCCATCGGGATGAAGAACGAGTTGTCGGCGGTGGGCTCCATGCCCTGACGGCCACGGCGGTCGGCATCAGCTTCGATGCCTTCCAGTTCCTTGCCGGCCATCTTTGCACGGATGGCAGCAGCGAGGCTGTACTTACGGCCTTCCTTCTTAGCGGGCTTCTGCTCGGCCAGCCAGTTCTCGAGGGCCTCAATCTTGTCGGTCCAAGAACGTACCTCTGCCTTCAGGCCTTCGTACTCCTTGTTCTCATCTTCAGTGAGGCTGCGCTGCTCCTTCTGT